TAAACGAAATGAAGGTGACCGGCCCTTGTAGTTCTTAGGTTCATCAATGATGCGGTAATAATCGTGGCGACCACACCAATCTCCCTTAGCCATCTCGGAGGGGTGCATGATGTCGGAGCGTCGGTCTGAAGGCTCTTTAGCCTTCTTAAGGACATGACGTTCAATAGAGGGGAGTAAAACATCAGATCTCTTGTAAGTGCTTTTCAAAGTCTTCAAAGTGTTATCAGTCATTGTCATCAATCATTTCCATGAAGTCAGGTTCTTCCAGCATTACATACCGGCGACCTGCAAGTTCGATGTGGAATACGGGAGTACGCCCTTCCTGCCAAGCAATCTTTCTAACGGAATCTAAATCAGAAGCCTTGATAGTTATCTGTTTCTTGTCCGTTCGTTTCATTTCCCACAGGAAACCCTCGTGGCCCCCCGAACGTACGTCGTGTTTCCTCTGCCACCCGTTTCCAGAACCAGCGTTCCGACTGCCCCCAGTAGCCTTCGCTATTCGTTTCTCTTGGGCTTGGGAACGCTTCATTTGTTCGCTCATGGTTCACTGGGTGTCCAGTCTTTTAGATCGTTCCAACCGGTGTTTTCAAAGTGCATGATGCCCATGATGTTCCAAAGTGCTTGTGCCCAATGGTCCTCGCTTATGTCACCATCTCGTGCAGCCTCAATATGGCGCATGGCTGAGGCAAGGAACCTAGAACACGGAATACCTTGAGTCCAGTTGTGGTCGCCGTAGAGAAGCCCACCACGGTAGTACACGTCAGCAAGACGACGTAGCGGCTCCGGTGGGATCAAGTCATAGCGAGGTTTAGCCTCGTTGGTGTCACGAATAGCGCCCGATGAAAACTGCTCCGGCTCTCCAGTTCGAAATGTCTGATAACTAAGTTCACTCATCTTCTTCACCTAATGCATATTCGCATGCTTCTCTAGCCTTGAATACGGTGTCCCATATCGTTTTAAGTTCGTCTGTATCAACGCTGAATAGATGCGGCGCTAAGAATTTCTGAACGTCATCTAAGGCTTTATCAGCGATAACAACTATCGACTTATAATCCACGAGTAAGGGTTTCCATAACCTCGTCGTGCATGGCCTTAGCAAGTTCGGGTTCCTCTCGCAGAGATGCAAGTACCGAGTCCTTGCCCTGCCAGCGATTCCCTTGGTACTCGTAATACGCCCCCCGGCGTGTGACGAGGTCACTTGCTACTGCCAAACTGAATACCTCTTTGACTGAATCGTATTCGCCTTTATGGAAAGGTGAGCAGTCATCGAAGTAGAAATCTACAACCCCCATCCGTTGCGGAGGGGCGGTCTTGTTCTTAAGGGTTCTCGCTTTGATGGCAAGCCCGACCTTCTTTTTGTCGTTCTCCAGCCACTCATCTCTCGCCACTTCGACACGGGTGAAGTAGTGGAAGTTTTTGGCTTTTCCTCCGGGAGTGGTTCGGGGGTCTCCATATACAATTCCGATCTTCTCACGCCACTGATTGATGATGAGTCCGAGACAGTCACGCTCCTTGTTGACTAGCGAACGCTTCTGCGCCTTAGACGACTTACGCATAAATTTACCCGTGAGGCGAGCACCGAGACCGACAGCAAACTGCTCCATCGTCTTTTCGTCTTCTTCTCCGGGTACAAGGGCAGGAAGCGAGTCGATAACAACAGCATCAACTGCACGGGCATCCAAAGTATCGATAACAATTTGATATGCCTCTTCCATCACGTTTGTCGTTGCAAGAGTGACTCTACTGAGATCAACTCCGAGAGTTGTAGCCCAATCGGGTACAAACTCCTCCGAAGCAATCCAAAGAGTGTGGTGATCAGGGTTGAGAGCCTGATTGGCAGCAATCGTCTTAAGAACCATAACGGTCTTACCGTTAGATTCATTACCAATGATCTCGTTCCACTGGTTAAGAGGCCATCCACCACCAAGCATTACGTCGAATGCTAGAGAACCGGTAGTGCAGCGAGGCACCTCTGTATTGTTGATCTGATCGCCTCGGACCAGTGTGTCACTTCCGTACTTCTTATTAACTCGTGCGATGATCTCTTCAAGTGTTGCGCTCATTGTTTTCCTTACGCTGATTGCCAGTTACCGGGATCGCCCTGAATGAACATTCCGTTGTAGCCACAGTCATAGCACATTGGAGCAGGTGCGGGTCCTCTAGACGGACCATTTGTACGAGAAAAATAGTGACCGCCTCCGCATTGTGGGCAAGACTGAGTCTCTGTACGAGCGGCGGGGCCTCCTTGCCATGTCATACAAGCATCAAACAGATTTGCGGGAGTTACCTTCATCTGCTGTTGCGGTTGCGCTTGAGGGGCCTGAGGATGCACAGGAGCCTGCTGAGGCTGCTGCTGATATTGAGGGTACTGCTGCTGTGGGTAGATGGGTGTCCGCTGCTGCTGTTGTTGAGAAGTACCCAACTGACGTGACCACCAGCCTGAATCACTAGACATCACTTAGCCTCCGACCAAGATTTACCAATCCCGGCATCGGCAGTAAGGGGTACTGGTCCGAGAACGGGATCGCCATTATAGGTGACTGCCCCCATAGTGGTCACTACGAGAGTCTTTGCTTCTTCTATCATATTCTCGGGAGCCTGAACAACGACCTCGTCATGGACATTGAGAAGGATGTCGATGGGAAGTCCCGACTCAATGATGTTCTCCCGAATATCAATTAGAGCGCATTTCATAACGCTGGCGGCAAATCCCTGAACAATACTGTTGATCACCTGACGTTCTGCCCGCGAACGATCACGCATTTCTTCCGCATATAGATCAGGAAGGCGACGACGGCGACCGAACGGGGGGATGTCTGCATAAGGGATCATCTTGCCATCGTTCCTTCGACCGGTCTTACGGGCCTTCAGGATCATGGAATCCTTCCATGCTGATAGACCTGCAAACTGTTCGAAGTACCTAGCAATGAACTCCTGAGCCTGCTCCATGGAGCAATCGGCAACAGTGGCAATCTTCTGAGGACCTGCTCCGTATAGCGTTCCGAAGTTTTGAGTCTTACCAACCTGACGCTGGTCCTTAGTTACTTCTTCCAAAGGCACGTCCAACATGGCTGCTGCGGCCTGAGCATGGATGTCTAGGTCCTCCCTAAACACTCGCACCATTTCTGCGTCGTTAGACAAGAAGGCTGCACAACGGAGTTCGACCTGATCGTAATCAGCCACTACCAACAGCATGCCATCGTCAGCAATAAAGGCATCACGGATAACGTCGCCACGAGGGATCTGCTGAAGATTCGGGTTCATACTGGACAAGCGGCCAGTAACCGTACGGTGCTGGTTGAAAGATGTGTGAAGGCGACCCTTAACAAGTTTCTCGGTCAGACCTTCGATGAAGGTACCAATGATCTTGTCCTTGTCGGCCCATTCCAACATTAGTGCTGCTAGTTCATTCTCTTGGGCGTAATGCTCAAGAGTCGCCTGATTCAACTGAGGCGTGTTGGTCTTGGCGGTAAAGGTCATAGGTTTGAGACCTTGACCTCCGTCCTTCTTAGGGCCGAAGAGATACTTGCGCTTCATGGTCGGGTTGGAGATAGGGAACTGTTCCCCACAGATGCTCCAAATACGACCGGCAGTAGCAGCACGTTCGTGTTCTAGTTCTTCTCCACGGCGTTTAAGAAGATCGACATCGATCTTGATACCGGTCAATTCCATATCCATGAGTACCGGATATAGACCCATCTCAATATCAAACGTATTACGCAACTCAGGAACCTTGTTCAGGAGCCGCATATTTTCCCGGTAGTACAAATGCGTATACCAAACATCCTTGGCTAAGTACTGAGCGACCTCATCAATGGGCTGCTCACTTACACCGATCTTTCCCAAGTTTGGATAAAACTTCTTCCTCACATCGGGGTTAGGAGGCACACGGAGCCAATCCATGATGAGGTCTTTGAGTCCATAACGATCCAAGTTCTCATCCAGTACATGGGTAAGGATGATGGTATCGACGTAAGGGCCGGGAGGCATCTCGTCGTAGTACTTAGAGATGGACTCAATATCGAACTTGACGTTGTGACCAATCTTTGTGCGGTCACTAAAGAAGAGAGGCTTAAGGAGTTCAAACACCTCATCCTGTCGCAACTGAGGCCCCGGATCAGCGAATGTAGCCGGGACTGTGTACGACTTCTTTACTTCACTCAACTTGCCGCTCTTAAGAACTTTGCGCTCCTCTTCGGGAGGGAGTCGCTTCTCAGAGTATGAGGGCGTTATCAATACCCCTTTGGGATGACCCATAGGAATAAGAACGACCCTATCAGGGACAGCAAACCCGATCCATGAGATCTCATTAATCTTAGGATGGGCAAAGTTGGTCTCAACGTCCACCGTAAACTCGTCGTATTTAGAGAGATGCTCAATAGCCTTCTCTAATTGCTCACGAGTACGGATGACGCTGGGAAGAGGCCGAAGCCCCTTCCCCGGCGTACGATCCTCAGACATCAGTCGTATTCGCTGATTTCCTGAGCGATCTCTTCCAAGTCAGTCTTCTTAGGGATCTGAATGATGGAAGCGTCATACCTACCTGCTGCCTTGAGTTCGGCGGGGGTAGGAGGAGTGATGTCGTAATCCTCTGACAGAGCGTTTTCACGCACCGGAATCACATTCATCTGAGTGTTCTGCTTCACTCCGGTCTTGCTGACGGCGAAGTATCCCTTTGAGAGGGGACCAATCTTCGGGTCGTTGGCATAAGCCTTGAGGACATTGAACAGGCGAGCGCCTACATCCCATGTCTTCAGCATGACCTGACCGTCGTCACCAACAAGCACGACATTGAAGGCTGACACAGCCTGCGGTCGATCACCGATGGCGCACAGCGGACAAGTCTTGCCCACAGTCTCCAAGCAGGTGTACGCACGCTTCTGCGGACCCTTGGCTGTCATACGGTCAACCCAATGTCGCCGGTAGTTAGCGTAAGGTTGATCTTCGGTGAACTTGATGATCTGAATGTTGGTTTCCAACTTCAGAACCTGAGCGTAGTCGGACGAGGAGTCCATGACCTTCTGCCCAGCAGTCCAACCACTATGTATGGGGGCTTCGACCGCAAGGGCCTCATCCTCATCGTCTTCTTCTTCCGGCTCTGAGGCACGGGGAGCACGAGGCGCAGGAGCCTCATCCTCAACGTCGTCCTCTACTGGAGGACGCTTCATGGTACGGGGGCGAGGAGCAATCTCTTCCTCGTCGTCGTAGTCATATTCTTCGGTACTCATCGTGAATCGCTTTCTATCAATTGTGCGTAAAGGTCCAACACTCTTTGGCTGAACCTCTTTGTGGGCGGCTTCCCGTTAAGAATCACCTTTTCCTCAGTAGCAATCTGCATGATCCCGAGAATCTGATCTCGGGTCCATAGCCTCTTGCCCTTAGAAGCGGTGCCGGGAAGGTTTTCCCCTCGGGGGCGAGGAGAACTGTAGGGAGTACGAGGCATAAGGCCTTTGTTCTCCCAAGACCTGATTGTTACCACAGATCTGTTTAGAGCGCTAGCCAAGTGAGAGATTGTGAAGAACTCACGTTTCTCTCCCTTAACAAAGTAGTGGACCGGCTTCTCATCCCAAACCTCGGTCGTCTTCTCGGCAGGAGCAGAGGAAGGACGGTTAGTAGGCTTTCGCCTACCGGGGTAGTTCAGGTCAGCAAATCTATCAAGTAGAGGGTCGCTCATTGGTTTAGGTAGTCCGTGATCCTATCGTAAAGATCGATTGCAGAGTGTTGCAGGTTTGGAAGGATTGAGCAAGTTTTTAAAACCTGCTGCATTACCAGTAGATCGCTGCGGGTAAACATTATGGAAGGCTCAGGTGGTGCCTTCCTTACTGATTTCATGTCTACTCCTTCATTAGAATAAAAGCAAATGTCTCTTTCTCTGAGTACAGACGCTTAACTTCGTCATCAGGGATAACCCCTGCAAAGTTGGCAGCGAGCAACCCATCCTCATTGAGAACTGTAATTGTTTCCAAACAAGAGTCTTCCAACTTGTATTTGGTAACTAATTCCATAGCGACATCTTCATCAAGAATCTGAGAGACACGGCGCTCCCGTTTAACTCCCGTGACGTTGTCAATGGGTTCTTCCAGTTCAAAGTATGAAGACCCACGATCGTCTACCTCGCCTTGTTCTGCGAGGTAGGTCATCAGGTGCTTCTTGGCGGTGTCTTCGTTCTTTTGAAGACGCTCCCGGCCATGTCGGAACTGGAGATAGTGGTGAATGTAGTCCTCAATCTCAGGATCAATCATCAGTGCTCTCTTAAATAGGGTGGATGGTCAAGGTACATTAATAATCAATTATCGGCAAGGAACTGACGCAGGCTCGTTAGATCCAGCGGAAGTTGGCCCTTTGCGTCATATTGCCCGTCAATAAAGGCTTCGCTGATTTTCCTCTTCTGAATCAGCATGTCGTATTGACGCTCTTCGATAGTCCCCTTACAAAACATTGAATCGATAACAATCGTTTCATGCTTAGAAGAAGTCCTATCGATACGGGCCACTCGCTGTGCGAAAGAACCCGCAGACCATGGAAGGTCATAACTAATCAAATGAGTACCGGAGTCTAGGTTTACACCATAGGCTCCTGCATCGCTTGATAAGAAAACCCGACAAGAATAGTCGGAATTAAACTTAACTATACGCTCGTCTCTAACACTGGAGGGAACGTCCCCCGAGATAAGAGTGTGTCCATACTTGGCTTTTTTCAACTCTGCTGAAATGATTGCCAGCATCGCCTTGAAGCCCGAGAAGATCACGACCTTGTTCATAGGGTCCTCTGACAAGATGTCGTTAACTGTCTCCATTAACGCAACTAATTTGGTTGACGTAGAAGGAGCCTTATCTAAGCGGCCCGACTCCTTCAACTCCGAAGCGTATTGAGAACCTCCTTTGGACTCCTCGTCATCAAAGTCAGAAGCACTTTTGAGAAGGAGAGCCGGATGGTCGCATAGGAGGCGCATCGCAGTGACCCGGGACATAATCATCCCCTTGAACTGGTTAGCAGCCTCATCGTCACCACGACCATAATTAGCCAGCAGATCAAATCCACCCATACCCGCCGCCATAGCCATATCGATAAGATCAATAAGATCAAGTTTGATTTCATCGTAAAGTTTCTTGCTCCAGTCATCCAGCGGAGTCGGGGTCTCCAACGTAAGGACTTTGGGAAGAAATTCAGCGATATCAGATCGACTGCGTCGGAACATTGACTCAGTCAAGGCTGACGCAAGAGTATCTAAGTTTTTATAAAACTTCGGTCGGCCCCAATTGTCCCGGGTAATGAATGTCCTGTCGAACTTATGGAAGGACCCGAGAACGTCAGGGTCTACGAACTCCATAATGGAGAACAGTTCTTCAGGACGGTTCTCTACAGGCTGTCCCGACATACCAAACCGGTAGTCGGTATGTTTACCAAGAGCCTTCATGTGGCGAGACTTCTTGGCCTTGAAACTCTTAATGTTTGTGATTTCGTCAGCGATGATGAAGTCGATTGGAAGATACTCCTGAATCAGATCCCAATCGTGGATAAGAGCCTCATAGTTAAGAATTGTGTATCGATACATATGGGCTTGCTTGTATTGAGCGGTCCTCTGCTTCTTGTTACCGTCAATGACCATGACACTAGGCTTTGCCCAATACTCAATTTCACGCTTCCACTGAAACTTGGTTGAGTTCTGAACAAACACAGCACCAGCGATGATCTTCCGCTCGGCGGCCAATTTCTCCACGGTTTCAATAGCCGTGCGAGTCTTTCCCGAACCCATAGTCATGGCTAGTAGCAGGCTCCCACGATGGAGAGCCTGCTCAATTGCTTCCTCTTGATAAGGACGAAGAGGGGGAAGTTCAGTCATTGATCCAAAGTCGAATACCGGGGACGCAAGGGTCCCACCCGTCTTCCCATGCCTGTTCTTCTTCCTTGGTATTAGGAAGCCCTTCATGGGTAACACACGTTGCGTCGGAACAGTAACCCTTATCAATTCCGTACTGAATCCATTCATCAATGGTCATTTCAATTCCGCTCATTTTTCCACTTCCTCATGTTATAAAAGTTCATAGACCACCACATGAATGACATAGCAATGAATCCGGGTTTCCCGTAAATAAGGCTGTACACAAACCACGGGACAGAGTGCGTTAATACAATGGCCCACCCCCACCACAACTTCTTACCGACAAACCACATTCCTGTGATGCCAATTAGTTCGAAGAAGAATAGGACCCAAGTCCAAGTGTTTTCAGCCACGGTTTAGTGGGGGAAGGATAGTAATAACACCTTCAATGTGAATAGCAAGAAACTTAGCGAAGTCTTCCTTACCTTCGGGAGAGTGCATATCGTATGCACGTCCAACCAAGGTATCCCAGCGGCGTGAGTTTACATATTCGTGTACTGCTTCTTCAATAGTATTCATATCAGTCCTCAGGAATGATCGTAGGGAAGGGGACACTATCCGTGTCCCGCATTACATAGATACCAGCAATAGTGTGGTTACCACATTGGCAACACAGTTCAAGCGGGTATCCGGGCGCAGTAGCAGGTATTGAATAGGAGACTGGTACCCACTCTCCGTCATCAGTTTCAGCCCACTCGGCAGTTTCGTAAACCCAACAAGGGTCACAAATAGGTTGGCGTGCTCTGCTCATCAGTCTCCTAGTGATTAGTCAGGTTAAGTGAAATACTGCGATGCCAAGCGGCGAGTAGGTCCTCATCGGACACTACGTCTCCGGGGTCTTTTACATCAAGCCCGTTGTAGTCAAAGTCGAATACAACGCAACCTTTCTTTGTAAGGCGCTTGTGTAGCAGATCCGTGGCTCGTTTACCAACGGAATCGTTGTCCATTGCAGAAATTACATAGCGGAAAGTTCGTGATAGAAGATTCATCTGTTCCGAACTAATGGCCGCTCCAAAACTTGATACCGCCGGGATACCGACTCCATACAGACGAACGGCATCAAGAGGGGATTCAACGATTGTTATCTTGCTCTCATTCTTGAACAAATGGAATCCAAACAGAGTTGTTGACTTCTCCATACCAGTTGGATGGTTTAGGACGATGCCCTTCTGACGGAACTGATATCCCATTAGTTTCCCGTTAGGTGTACGGACAGGTATTACCCATGTCTTGTTTGTACCATCCCAGCGAATTTCAAAATGATCTGCGGCATCTCGGGAAAGGTGTCGGCGCTCAAGGAGCCGGTCAGGTAAATCCGTGTAGTTCTGCAAAGACCATTCATCTACGAGAGGTCCAGTTTCCTTCTCTACAGATTTGTCCCTGTTGAACGATGAAAGCACAGACTGCTTGGATAGTTCCCATTCCAAGTCGTCGGGAACTTCACCGACAATGTCTCGGTAGAGAGTTGATAGAGATCCGGCATATCCGCAAGAGAAGCAGTGATGTACATAGGTCTTGGCGTTGATCGACCAAGATGGGTGTCCGTCTTCCTTCCCTGTTCGTGCCAAGTGCATCGGGCACTTCGCCAATAGTTCATCACCGGTCTCCCTCAGGACATGGATATCAAGTTCGTAAAGAATACTTTCGATATCAAGCAACATCTTCGTCGTCGTCCCACTGGCTATGAAGCGATGAAGGCTTAGGAGCGCTATTGGAGTTAGCGATAGGCATTTGATTATTTATCATCTGCTCGTAAGTGTTGTGATCAACCTCTTCGATAAGACCCTTGCTCCAATCAAAATTGACATACGCTTCACCCTTAGGGCTTGATCGTGAAGCAAGAACCTTGAAGCGTGACATTCCTTGGATCTGCTCGTGTGGTTCAACACCAAACACAATGTCAGAGTCCTGAGCGAATGAGGAGGAGTATCCGATGGATTCCATCTTCAAGCCGCCCTTAGAGCGATACAGCATGGCCTGAGTGGATATCACAATAGGTATGCGTGCTGTCTGAGCGAGACGCTTAAATCCTCGGGTAATGCTGGTGAGAGCCTGAGGCGTTCCCTTGTCGTTACCGTTCTCGTCATCCATGAGATAGACACCATCGACAATTACTAGAGCAGGTTGATACTGCTGGATCTTTGCCTGCACACCTGAGACGGTGATAGCGCTAGTTATGTCGCTGGTAATAGTGAACCCTTCCATCTCCTTACGGAGACCCAGTACTTTCTTTATCTTCGATTCCTCAATCGGATCGAAAGTTCCTGTAAGGATCTTTGTAAGCCCTACTCCTGAGATTAGAGAAACAAGTCGGTCTTCCTGTTCTTCGGTACCCATTTCGAAAGTAACAAACAGAATACGATTCCCATTACGGTGAGCATTAAAAGCCAGTTTGAGAAGAATGCTTGACTTACCGGCTTTAGGAGTTCCGACCATGGTAATCAGTTGCTCAGGTTGTAATCCTCCAGTAAGTCGATCAATACCATCAAGTCCTGTAGTGATACCTCTGAGATAACCGGGATTATCACGACGATCAATAAGTCGATCCATGATGCGACTTTGGGACAAGAAGAAATCTGTGTCCCGACCTTGTGAGATCTCATGGGCAGCATCAGCCAATCCTTGGCGAATGATCCCTTCTAGATCGTCACCAATTTCAGGCCCTTCTTCTTCGTTCAGTCGATTGACATATTCCTGCATCGCATTGGTAAGAATTACCTTCTTGCGATCCTGCTTGAGTTGGTTCAGGTAATAATCAACAGGCTCTGAGTAATCAACAAACTCATATGTCGGATAAGCCTTGTGAACTACATCCTCGGACGGTGGCTTGCCGTACTTCTTGTAATGCCCAATAACCATGTCCCAAATCTGAGCATGTCGATCATCGGGAAAGAAGTCGTCAGAGATCTTAGATTCAATAAACGGGAGTAATTCCCCTTCAAGAACAATCTTAGAAAGGCAAGCGTTCTGAGTGTCCACTTAGAACATGCCCCCGTACTGAGTCTCATACGCACGGATGCCATATCGATCAAGACGTTCAGGTACAGAGTCAACGACGTGATGGACGTTAGGTCTCCAAGAGAGCGACTCGCAGAACATGTCGAATTCGCTGTAATCGCAAGCCGATACACGGACCTCGTACTTCTCTAACCAATCGGCAGCCATGTCACCGACCTCAGGAGCAAGGAATGTGACGACATCGACAGGGGTGTTCAGTCGGTAAGCCTTGTCGTTGATGACCTTGATGGCTTGCTTATTCCAACCCCAATTGTCAGCGGAGACCCATTCGGTTTCTTTGTGCTGTCGAACAATTCCCGAACGATGAACTTCGGGGGGAGGAACCTGAGCGAGGATTCCCTCAAGAACAACAATGATTCTGTTGTCCATCCATGTTGCAATGTCGCCATTTTCCATTAGAGGTTCCTCGCATCAAGCCGGATCGTCATGCTGTTGCGTTCTACCACAGATCGGAAGCCCAATGGCAAATTGTCCCAAAGACCGCTCTGACATGCGATTACGTTAGGAAGTCGTTTGTTCTCTCGCAGTCGGAGAAGATTCTCAACTTCGTACGTCTGCATTGGTGTGTACCCACGACCAACGTCATCAAGAAATAGGAAAGGTGATTCTTTCATGTTCCAAAAGGATCGTTCCCACTCGGTGTACTCCTTCCAAAGAGCATCGTCCCGTGCGTATTTCTGAGTCATCTCTTCCATGCGCCACAAGTTACGAAGATCAGCAAGGAAGTCATACTCGGTCCAGTAGAACATCTCTGTTCTGTTCACCTTGTGGATCTGCTTAAGAATCTCAATACCAGTAGTGGTCTTCCCACAACCGGCTGTCCCAAGCATGAGAATACCTACGCCGCTTTCCCATCCTGCCGAAAGAAGATATTCCTGAACTAGTTCGTTAGAGGTGATATCGATACTTATCGTCTTAGGAATACTGGAGCCGGGAATGAACTGGTTCTCTCCTGAACGAATCATCTAGCCCTCGCATTAAGAAATTGAATCTCTGCACGCATAGCGTTTATGTCTTCTCTCATTCGATCAATCTCATTAGCGGCTCGGCACCGCACGCAGAGGAATCCATCACGATGGGAGTTTCCATCGTGGTTACGGAGTTCCCAAACAATGTCTTCGCCGTTCATCGATTCATCCTCTCTCGGAATCGTTCTAGTTCGGACTTGTCATCATTTGCAACAGAGGGCTTTTCTGAAGTCTGAGTAGCGATCTTCTGCAAGCGTCCTCGGTTATACCAAAAGTCTTTCCACAGTTCGTCAGCCTTGAGAGGAACCTGACCTGAATCGATCAGCCGGAAGAAGATATCGATCATCTCTGAAATCTGCTCTTCAGAGTGAGTCTCCAGCAGAGATTTCATACGGGCCTGAAATATCTTCTGAACCGACCAATCGACTGCGATGTTCAGGCGCTTCTCCCGAGCAACCATCCAACACTTGTGGAACTGCTGGGTCAAACGCATGTTCGGTCCATAAACCGGGGCAGGCTTCTCCTTCGCTTCCCTAGGTACTGAGAAGTCGTCAACCTCTACCTTCGACCGAGTCGGCTTTGATCGTGATTCTTTAGGAGCACTCCACTCATCTTCGTATCTCATTGAGTCCTCTGTCTGTGTAGGAGAGATCGAAGATCTCGATCTATCCGTAAGGAGTTGGGTTCCCTCTCGGGTATATACATGGGTATGTAGGGCATTTCCGCAGGTCACAGCGTTGTCAATGTGACCACTCGTCACATGAATGTGACCACACGTCACATCAATGTGACCACTAGTCACATTTTCATCCAATTCTTCAATGGTATTTGGAACCTGTGTGTAGACCATATCTTGACGATCTTCGTACCACTGTTTGCACTCTTCCATGACGTGTACCGGTATTCCGTAACCCTTGATCATGGTGAACCGCTCGTCCGCAGAGCCGTTGATATTTACTATCAGGCCCTTCTTTCGGAGGCGGGAGAGTGTCTTTCTGAGTACGTTATGAGAGATCGACATGATGTCTGCCCACCACTCTTGGCCGTACTTAGGGAACCACGCATAAGCGTTACCCGGCTCATTCGATTTTCCCCTGAGGGCGATGAACTGAAGCACCTGATACTCAGACTGACTGAGATCGTGCTGCTGGGACCATCCGAACGAGGTGGCTCGGACTAGGTCCAGCGTTCTGTAGGTAGGTGACATTTGTTACTCCGATAGTTACGAGGGTCGCGAGTTAAGCACACTATGCGGTGGTGTGTCATTCGATCTTTCTACGGTTTCTATGTGGTACAGTCTTGTCGCACAGTACGAGTTCCGACCGTCGTTCGCTTTCCGGGCTGGGTAGGCCCTTAGCGTCAGATACGAGTTGGCCGTAATCTGTGTCCCAAGCCTTCCACAGCCTTGTGGAGGGCTTGTGGATTTCTTAGGGTACCGACTAAATTACTACTCGTGTATCCACACGTTCACTATCAAGCCGAAGAGGTGCCAGTCATCCTGTCCTACAGGAGTGACTTAGTCGTGAGCGTGGAAATCAATACCGAAGTAGGGGATGAACTCCACATCGTCCTAAATCGCCGTATGGCGGCTGATCTTAGGAATATGCTGGATATCTACCTAGATGGGTGAGAGGCCCCTCAGGGCGGACTGAGGGGCCTCTCAGGACGCTGACAGTACGGGAAAGGGGAACCGTACTAATAGACGAGTGCAGCCTGCTTGGCGGTAAGCAAGCGCATCTCAGCCTTTCCGTCAGCGTCGATCTTGACTAGGTAGAATCTTCCTACAGGAGTAGATGATTTAGTATCATACTCCTGTACAGGTTCTTGTACAAGTACTGACTCTGCGACCTCTTCCGGTGTGACCGGAACGGTCCCCATGAGTACATCGATCATGGAATCCTTTGAGCGCATATCCCTAGGAACTAGTCCACGGCTCTGAACCATGGTCTTAAGTTCGGTGAGATTCAACTCCATGAGATCTTCTCGGGTGAAATCAATCTCGTCCTCATTAGAGGATTCGATGTTGATATAGAAGTCCTCGGCAGTTGGAGTCTCCAGCGGCTCAGCAATTGTCTCTTCCTCAGGTACTTCTTCAAAGGTGATCTCCACCATCTGATTACCGAGGTCATAGACAGGGATACCTAGATCGATGAACTTCTCAATAGCGCTGAGGACTTCTTCGTCACTATCAAGATCATCAGACAGGATAAGGACAGCACGTTCCTCATCAGGTTGAGGACGGACCCTAGTCAGTTTGACGGTAAAAGCCGTTGGACTCTTGACGAAATGACAATAGTCAGCCTTGTCAGTCCACTCAGGGATTGCTAAATCACCCGAATCCGATGTGACGTATTCAAATGGAACTGAGTTCTTGATAGACCATTGGACGATGTCCTTGTAGGTATCAGACATATCCTGATCCCCATCAACAAAGATCATCCAAAAATCCTCATCCTCTTCAACCGCATCAGACAGGCTGGAAAGTGACGACAGGACTTCCTTCTTATTGGCATTACCGTTACCGATAAGTGTGTATAGCATTTCTTCTCCCTTTTAGCGACGACGCATGATCGTGGACAAAGCCTCATCAGACTTGGCGATGAGAAGATTCTCAGCCATCTGAAGGAAGGCGACAATACCCGCAACTCCAAGCGGAGCAAACCACTTGTAGTTATCCCACGGGAGCATAACGATCACAGAAAGAGCCAACTGGATGATGCCCCATAGCCATGCTGGTGCATCTACCCAAGTTTGTAGAAGACGTACTATCCAAAAGACCCCTAGGGCCATCAATACATAGTCCATTGCGTTCCGTTCAATGTGTGGTCAGTTGTGCATTTCGAAACCTAGCAAGGTTCCGAGTTGTTTGCAACCTTAGATTGCACCAAGGTTGAAGTCAAGCGAACTATCAATTGTGCTGACCGGAGTACCATTAACGTCAGAGATGGGGTAATAGGCATCTCCTACCCAGTTAAGTGGAGTCACGTTAGTAACTGCGTCCCAATGCGCTGTTATGTTAGATCCAGTGGGGGACCACTCTTCCAACAATCCCGGCTTGTATAGGTTATCAAGAGTGTCGTAGTCACCTAGCAACCGAGCACGAGTGTTTTCATAGTTGTTGTACCACATAGAAAAGTGACTATTGGCGTAGGTAGACCCGCCCATCCAGCGGTAATCGCCGGGAAGACTCAGCGTTGAGTTCCCATCAAAATACTCATACTGACCCTCGTGTGGGTCGATAAGTACATCATCTACCCAAAGAGTAGAACCTGAGTATTCAATTCGGAGCATAAGATCAGATACGTCGTCCGGTATTTGGATGAGTGCCGTAAACTTCTTAAACCCTGAAGTCGAAGTGCCCCCACCAAGCACTTCGGCTGCTCTGTTTCTGATGTAAATAGAACCGCTGGCATCTGCTGGACGAATAACAATACCGAAATACAACTCAGTTGTTTCTTCAGTAGAACCATTTCCGCTCGCATAGAAACTAATTGAGTACCAGTCGTTAACTACTGGGAATAGGTTAGATTCCAGCACCAACCGCTCTGACCCACCGGAAGAGAGGACCTTTCCACAGTACGGACGTTCAGTACCTCCAACACCTGCTGGAGTAGGTGTAGAACCTGCACGGCTAAGAGTCGCTGAACCGGAACCCGACTCACGACCTGCTCTCCAATATGGAACGGGAGCAGAAGATCGTTCAAAGGAAGGGTTTGCTACAAAGTTAATCCTCTGTGGCTGAACCCAAATGTGCTGAGCATGCGCCCCTTCCCAAACGGGTGTGGAAAGGCTCAAAAGGGTATATCCGACCGAGAATACTTCCGTTGAAGTGTCATATCCGATTATGTACTGTTCTCCGATTACAGCGCCTGTTTCAAACTGTCCATATACGGATTGATAGTGAGCGACTGTGTCGGGACCGATACCTTGAGTCGATGCGAACAGTACTGGATTAGTTACACCGCCGTGTGGACCTACTAGATAGAACACTGCGGAAGAGACTAGGGCCTGTGATGGGTCGTTATCGACGTACCAACCAGCACCATCCTCCACTGATACAAATATTCCATCGCCATCAACAACCTGTAATCCTTCTAAATCTCCGCCAAGTGTGATCTTTGTAAGGTAAAAACTTGATGGAGCACCATCGATAGAAGTCTGCTCAGTAAGCAATAACTGTGTCTTTACCCATTCCGGGTATGCGTCAAGGTCGCTAATACTTTCAATATCAGCGAATCTTGCTGCTTCATCTTCAGAGAATAAAGGGGATCGGCTATACAAAAACACTTTAACTTGTTGCGATCCATCCCAAGTGATTGTGTCGTAATTACTCTTAAACCAATCGGTAAGAATCATTGTGGAAGTAGTCATACGTTTTCACCCCAGCAGGTAAGAAGATCCAAGGAGTTCATTAGGAACACCGAGAGTAAGTGTTGTATCAGGCTCTACTGCGAACTGGGAAGCAGAGTTCAATTGAGGGCTAAACATACATGCAGCGATATGTCGCTCATAGGAGTTATTAAAAGCGATATACGGAACAGCGTATACATATTCCTCACCACGAAGAGATAGTGGAGACTCAGACTGAACTGAATATCTGACTAGGTTAGTAGTATCGGCACCATTTGCGGTAGAAGTAATTTGCTTGCTGAATGAGATGAAATCGTCATTGATATCAAAAGTATGATTAGCCGGTAAATTGAACCACATAACGCCAGCCGTTACGTTTGCAGCAGTGCTACCGGGGTCAGTACCAAGGCGCTTAGCGTAGAACGAAAACGTATAGATATTGCCCGAGTCACAGCGGATACCATGAAACTGGGGGTAAAACGATACGTCTTCCACTAGGTAGAATCGGTTAATAACTTCCCCTACGCCTAGACCGCACATAAGTAGAAGCCCTTTATCGGCAGAAGCAGCAGTACCATCTGATGCGTTATCGTCAGGATTATAGGTAGCGTAAAGCGCACGTTTCCTAATAGAAGGAGAGTTAGCCTCATCGACCGTTGCGATATCGATTGGGTTCCAATCCGTCGCCGTAGCGCCCCATTCTTCTGAGTTAACGAACGTATCCTCGGTACCTACAAGGCTTCCCCAAGACCCAGTATTAAATACAAACTCAGCGTCATCCGTGAGATTCATCATATTGACTCCCTCAAGAATTTTGTTGTTGTACTTAGTGCTTGCTAGAGCCAACTTCTGAATTCCTCGGGTACTTCCACGCTCGTCATACAACTTGTTGACGGTAGCCAACAGTGACCTATACCTAACGTCTCCGAGACCTTCCTCTGCGTCTACGCCCATGTTGGTTTCTCCAAGGGCATGGAGTAGGCCCTCGTGAACGTAATCCACGTTGTATACGTTCTCTACGCCTTCCGCAAGGGTACGGGTGTAGTCAGCCTCAAATCCTATTGCCCGAACAAGTCGCTCAAGAACTCCTGCCTGACCAGTACCGGCAACGAACTCCCGGTCTTTAATACGGTAGTAGGGAGGAATTAGATCGTAAAAAGTCTCAAAGTGCTTGTAGTTATTAGGAACAAGAGCCTCAGTGGAACCACCTGACACCCACCGAGCACTACTGTAACTACCCTTAATATAGAAGAACAGCGTGTAGTAATACCAGCGACCGGAGGGTAGATTACGGTCGTACAGACTTTGCGATGATGCTACTGGACGCTGGAATTCATTATCCGCAGCAGCAGGCTGGGTCTCCATAACCATAGGGACCTGAAGATTTCCGCTATAGGAAAATACGTCCGTATATTTACGCTCAAAGATTTTCTGACCATCAAGCGGTGTCATCGGGTAACCAAATGCAGATCTAGTAACCGCCACTAGTGGTGTGAGTCCGGCTTCTACATCATCAAGAACTTTCTTATTGACTACGTCATCTACGCCCCAAACGATTCGGGTAGTGTTGTAATCCCAAGGTTCAATATAGAAGGTAGTTCTAGTAGACAGTGAGTCAATGATTGTGTCGGAAGGCTGGTACCTGACATACGCAGGAGCCGGTACCGTTGCGATACCGGTAGGAGACACGGCTGTAGAACTAACGTCGGCGCTAACAAGAGTGTAGGTAAAAGTTGTATCGCTAAGTATCTCTTTGATGGTAAATGATCCATCAAATACATCATCTACGCCTGAGATAAGTACAGTCCACCCGGCGGCAAAATTGTGATCGCTATCAGTTGTGATGAGGGCGACGTTGGTAGTTAGAGACTTAAAAGTGATAGATGCGGTCGCTGACCTAACAACATCAACATCGGTCTCAAAAATAGAACTCATGTGTTCACCAAACCGCCGCTAGCGATTACCCAACCCGTCGTATGAATAGTGTCAATATCAGGATCAATACGAGGCAGGTTATACGACGGAGTTTCAATATCCTCGATGGGACCAGTCTCCCCGGTGATCTTCAACGTATCAAGGGTGATGTAGTCAACACCCTCTACGGCTAGAGCGGCCCTGTACACATCTCCAATAGAAATTCTCTTGCCAAAACTTACGTTGTCATATGCGAAGATGTTTTCAATAGCAGCCTGTACTGCCGCTCTTACGCTTTCCCGGTTATACAGAGGACGAACCTGTACGTTCATCTTTACGTTTACGTTGGTCCACTCAACAGGCTCTCCGTAAACAACGGAACCAATCAACTTCTTGTCACTCAAGTATGACTCAAGAGAGTTGATAAGAAGTTGCATTTCAGCACTAGTAGTAGTGATCGTACCCGTGGTCGCCTGAGCCTCAAGAATATCGGAGGCTGTTGTGTCATACGAAATACCCGCAGCGCCCGTAACTGTTCCCGACGTAACAGCGGCGCTAGAAACATTTGCATTAGTTTTCTTATAGGAAATATCGTACCTAGCGTTGATGCTATCGTAAGTGATTTCACTAATAACATGGGTACCGTCAAATACAGCATCTGAGATAGAAACAGTGATTGGTTGCCCAATCACGAAACTTCCCACGGCAGCAACTGAGATACTGGCCTTATTGGAGGAGAGTACCTTGTTAACCACATTAACAGGGCTGCCTGTGTAAAAAACCTTAGTAGTCTTAACACTACCGTTTAGACCAGTGCCGATTGCCGTGGCATAAACCGTCTGACCCACACTTAGGTTTAAAGAATCTGAGATAACGACGGTGGCGACCCCCGAGTTGACGTACCTAATAGAGGCATCGCTAGTGACATACCCTACTGATTCTGAACTAGAAGCCACTCGGACATACACAGCCGTGTAATTCTCACCATATGCAATTGCCTTGGTAATACCGGGAACCTGTAGGGCTAAATTGACATAATCATCAATAGTGACTGCTCGTTGCTTAAGTGATGCTGAGCGAGGGATCGAATAGCGCATAGATTCGATGGATTCAATATCAGCACCGCCTACAGGTGCGGCTGTATTAGTTACCGTCACACCGCTTTGGGTAGCGTAATCGTTATTAAGAACGGTAATTGTGTTAACGCCTAGGCTATTTGCACTTACACCTGACCCGTAGCGATAACTTACATAAATATCTACGTTCGTCGGAGGTACACGCCCTGAAGAGTTATCACCGAATAGAACATGCGTGTAGTTGTTATCGTCTACATATGTGACAAATGCGGACTGGGTAGGAGTTGCTAGAGATATCTTGTCCACACGAGACCACTGTACAACCTGTCCGCCTTCCCTTGTATATACCTGAACTGTCCGATCGATAACGCCCGGATTAGCCAATACAAACTCTGCGTTAGGGACACCCTTACTGACACCGGCCAGTGTAGGTGTGATAGATGCACCTTCAGACGCTGCGGTAAGTCGTGACACCGAATACACAGTCGAACCCGTGCTAACAGGCTTACCTGCCGTAGTATCTAGCGTAACGTCGAAGTTGAGTTCAAAAACGGTCACGCTGCCGCTTGAGTCGGGAGCCGTAGTCACATAGGTTCCTGCCGGAATAATTACTACGCTTCCGGTAGTCACCGTAGGGCTTCCACTAATAGTCGCTTCTCCGGTAGCGGTGGATACGACGCTATAAGTAATATCAACAGCCGTGGTATTTGCTGGACTCTTGACAGAGTCAACCACAAAGATTCCATCGTAAGGAGTACCGACACCCGATACGGTAATCGTCTGACCGATCACCATATTTACAGCGTAAGTATCATTGGAGATTTCCATACGAACAACGCCGTTTTCTACGGAAGCACTGTTTACGTCGTAGGTGTATACCGGAATAGATCCGCCCGGAAGACTGGCGGTGTCCCATTGCCAAGTAAATGACAAGGGTACGGTGGCTGCTCGCTGGCCTAATGGCGTGTATCCAAACATGTCAGCGATATACATGACGCTCTGACGGCGAATAGCCGTCCCTAGGAAAGCCTCCGAAGCGACACGGTCAACGTAGTAGTTAGTAACGTCACCTGAGTACGCATACAGTTCCAGCAATAGGGTACCGAAGTCTCCAGTTTCCCCTACTGTCTGCCACTCAGGGAGGAGGCCCTTAGCAAGCCCGACCAGCATAGATCGGATAGACTTGTAATCACGGCTCGTGTAATCAAGAACGATCCTGTTAGTGGATGAAGATGTTGTGGCGATGGTGCTCACTGGGCACTCCCTGTACTGTCTGCGGACATGTCAAGGCCGACGGTAACGCTGGACTCGGGCATGTAACTAGAGGATTTGTAATGAACGTCAATGAATACCACGTTGGGTTCTGCGTCAGATACGTCTACTTCGACGCTCTTGATGAACGAACGTGGTACGAATTGGACCAGTCTATCACGGACATATGCTGCCGTATCCTGACGCTCCAACATGTCTGATGGATCAAACAGGACTGACTGAATATCGCAACCCCAGTCGGGGTGCATTACCCGCTCGCCCTGATTAGTTGTCAGAGCGTCGATGACCTGATTCCTGACAATACGATCGTAGTTGTCAGTCATAGTCAGTGTTCCATTAGAAATGGAAAGTGGGATATCAAAGGCTTTCATATCATTATCCTAACAAGCCGTTCTGAATTACAGGAGTAGCCATACCGGGAGGGACGATAAACGGGGGAACGGGATCAGAGACCCTAAGGGTATCTCTGATGAACTCAGGAGTTCTCCAAGTAGATTCCCAGTAAGTCTTAGGAGGAGTTCCACGGACTGTTTTTACTAGACGTGGACTCCCCTGATTAGTGCCCGACAGGGTTGTTCGATAATCAGTATTACTGAATCTCGTATTCAACGTATCACGGGCTAGATCTAGTGCTGTCTGAAAGGAGTTATTAGTGAACGAGTGTTCGACTCCTCTAACAAACCATACTCCGTCATATTCATTACGACCGGTAGGGTTACCACTAACTTGTACAGATATGTTTACGCCGGGAACTATACTGGCGTTACCATTGATTCGTGCGGTGGCCTGCTGATTCCAAAAATCAATACGACGTTCCCAAGAGTCGCTGTAAATCTTCGCCATATCCCTGTCTTTGATAGGAGTATCAGTAGACATACGGTATGGGTAGGTACTTAGAGGTTGGGTGAGTCGTGCGGTAGTACCGTCAAAGTACCCGAATGAGGGCTTTACATTGTCTCTAATACGGAGAGATTGAGTAGTGGGATTGAAGTCAAGAAGTTGTCTTGACGGATCAAGTACATTGTCAGACTTTATGTATCTCTGACTAACTGCGCTCTCTGTTAGTACCCGTTTAGGATCTAACATCCGTACTATACCGTTATGGACATATAAGGCGTACCCAAGTCGTGTAGCGAGGGTTTGGGCGAACTCCCAGTCGCTTTCCGTCGTCTGAGCCAGTGCAGGCCATACATATGTACTGTCTTCTACTTGACAGCCTAAATTGTGGTTGGAGACGATCTCCGCAAACACTGAGGATGCAGTTCGCTTAGGGAAAAATCTAGGCTGACCTGACTGCATAGGCCATGTAGTACCGAAGCATGCGACATCAACAATAGTATCTTGTTGGTAATCCTGATTAGGATTAATAGTAATCACATAACCGTAGAACGTACCGCCTGAAAATCTAGGGCCGTATCGGAACGTAATTGGTTCCCCGACAAATCTATCTATCTGAGACTTGGTAAGTTGCGTCGTGATAATCGCAACCTCATGCTTATTTTCGGCATTAGACAACCGTACCTGCTTCAATTCTGAAGAGGTAAGATTCAGCAGTTCTCCCTTAATTTCTACATCAGTGATGAGAATTTGCTGGAGAGAATTGAGTGCTGCGTTGTTTAAGGCTACGACCATGGGATCACTCAGGAAGATGAATCATGTCACCCATTGAAAAATCAAATGGATGTCGAATTTGAGGGTTAGCATTAGCGAGGACCCACCATCTAGTAGGGTCCCTTTGACTGCGATAAGAAAGCAATTGGATGTTATCGGTTTCTTTTACCATGTACTGCTTAGGAGGCGGTGACGCAAACCCAGTAGTAAGTAGGTAAGTAGTATCCCGTGATACGTCATTAGTAACCAACGTATCGTCTGCGTTGTACTCAACTCGGCCTAGGTCGTCGTATGTATGGGCGGTGGCAGTTTCGTGGGCCGCATCTATGTATCTAGAGTCATTAGAAATCATGTCAAACCCTTAATCCTAGGTTTCCAATATTGAGATAAGTATCGTTAGCCGCTCCAGCAGGGCGGATAGCGTGAGTATGAAAATTAGGACTTCCGTAGATAGCACCAAAACTGAAGTCCAAATTCCGTGGTCCGCCTCTACCCGCTGTTCGCCAAGGGGGAGCCGATTCGTAAGTGTAGACTCTTCCGTTTTTTACTTCTTTTACAAATGCCACATGTGCGTTTCGACTAATAATTAAGTCTCCTCGCTGTAAGTAATTTGCTAAGAAATTATCGTTAAACGGTACGAATGTATTTGGGCCTGCAATAACAGTACCCAGTTCAAACGCTTTGGCTAGCAGACTTCCTGTATATCCTGCCGTCGCTGATTGTCCGATAGCATCTAGTGCTCCAGCCTTACCGTATGCCCAAATAACCAATGCTGAGCAATCAAGATACCCGGGATTATCACTTGTATTAATTGGACGAACCTGATCATACTGAACCGTAGAGTTCCCCAAACTCATTGCTGCTTGAAGCGCTCTTTCTCTAGCGCTTCCGTTAAGCGGCCCAATATTGGCACGAACACTTGTTATAGCACCGTTAGCAGTGGTCACACCTGTAGACGCATTAGTGGTAGCAGGATCGTCGGCAATTAAAGCATCCTGTACGTCATTGTAAGTGACTTCATACTGAAGGTTTTCGTCGTAAGGAATAGTTGCTTCAAAAACACCTTCGCTATCGGTACTAGCGAACGTGAAGTCTTCCTTAACTGGACCAAAGTAGTAGACCATCATGGATAGTGTTACTACCATACGAGTAGGGGTCATTTTATGATCAAACTTCTGATACTGAACTGAGGCCCTAAATGCCCGACCTTGGACGGACAACTGAGGACTAAACACCACAGTAATGTTACGGGGATTAATCATCATAATCCCGTTGTCCTGAAGAGCATTAGTCTGTTCGCCGGGAACGACCCCACGGACTACTAAATCAAAGTAATCATAATCCTCAAGAACTCCACGAGGCATAGATCCATTTGCGTTTTCAGTTTGGCGATCAAAAAATAGACTGAATTGAAAATTCAAAATACCGGGAGGGGCAACAAGATTATTAGCCCCATAGATCGTATTGAAGGGATCTAGGGCTTGCTGCTCAACGTATGCAACGTAATCCCGCTGAATTTCCGCAGGATTGTACATGAAGTACAAGCGATACCCGTCGGTAGGATCTGTGGAGTTGAGGTTACTTCTGCGGATATACCCACGAGAAATCTGTGGAGTGTTTCCTGTCGTACTACTGGTTACTAGAGATGTAAGCCTTCCTGCGCTACCTGTCTCAAACGGAGGATTAGACCTAGCAAGTGGACTATCGTCAAGCCTTTCGTACGAATGGCGCTTAAGAAGACTGGAGAAGTTTCTCTCGTTTGCTAGAAATGTATCGAACGCTAGTTCGGGGTTAGAAGTAGAGCGCCCATTAGGATCGCTGATAACTAGAGTCGGTACGAACTCGTTAGTAGTTACATAGTTATTAGTCGTCATCCTACAAACCTCGGGACCTGAGGAGTGTTGGCCGCTACAAAAGCCCTAGCCTCATCCATATTTACTGATCGAAGGTGAGACCCATCCGGCGTTTTGTAATTACCCGATAATTGCCAAGGGACAAACCTAGTACCATTATTGGACAATCTCATAGCAATACTCACATTAGTCCATGGATCAGTAATTTGTTCTGCTGACAGACCTCCCCAATTGACTTGGTTAATCTGCCAAATACCTACGTCCATAGTTCCATTAGTATTGACACCCGCAACATTTGCTACAAAGCCACTTTCACGCTTAGCGAGTGCCCAAAGAAATGTTGCTCCCTCAATTGGGCATTCTTGAGCAAGAAGTAACCCTAGGATCTGCTGATCAGAAAGAGTTACTGGTGCGACGTTAGAAGTAATCATACTATTACCCTGTCTAACAACTCTTACAGGAAACGGCCCCTGAGGAATGTCTGCGGGTCGTACACCCGGAGGACCGTTATACCCGTTACCGGACCCGCTACTAAACGGTCCTGAGAAATTAGCGTTTACGGTATTACCGTTGGACACGGTATCGGTAAGTTGTGCGTCAGTAACGTCTACAAAATTAGCCTGATACGACAAGTTCTCGTCAAATGGAATAGTCGCTTCGAAGATACTCTCTGATGTGAACTCGCTATAATTAGGCAGAGTTTGAACAGGTCCGATGTAGAAAGCCTTCATAGTTATTGAGATAGACATCCGAGTAGGAGTCATCTTGTTATTGAATTTCTCAAACCTTACTGAAGCGTTGTATGGGCGGCCATGAACCGTTAGTTCAGGGCCAAACACCACAGCGATATTTCTAGGATTAATCATCATAATCCCATTATCAGGAATAGCATTACCGCTGCTACTAGTGTCTCCCACAACCCCACGGACCACTAAATCGAAGTAGTCATAGTCTACTTTTGTACCGGGATGGCTAGGGTCTGTTGCAACCTCTAGTTGCCTGTCGAACAGCAGTTCAAAAGAGAAATCAAGAATACCCGGAGGAGCGGTCATGTTGTTAGACCCAAACATTGTGTTATAGGGGTCTAAAGACTGCTGATCCAAGTAAGCCATATAGTTACGTTCGATAGTTTCAGGGTTGTACATGAAGTACAAGCGTTGATTACTAGTGGGGTCCGATGCATCAATGTCTGATCTACGGATATACCCACGAAGAATCTTGCTATTTCTCAAACCTAGACTGCTAGCAATATGGTTATTGTTAGAAGTCAATTTAAACGGAGGGTTAGACAATCCCTGATTAGAAGATGCAAGTCTTTCTAACCCATACTGATACTCAGATATCACGTCAACCGTGTTGTTCAAAATAGACACACGGGAATCGGCGTTACTGTTTCTAGTTACTCCAATATTCCTATAGTTATTGTTTTCCACATAGGGAGGCATTATGACTTTCTCCACTCCCTACGAGCGAATTCAGCCTCAAGGTGGTCGGCAATAGTAGAAGCGGCACGTTGAGCATCTACTGGATTACTTCCAACATTACCTCCTAGCGTAATCTCCGTCTTAAAGATAATCGGGGAATCCATCTTGGCATGAATTGTCGGGGCAGTTTGAGACGCAAGTGAAATAGGATCTCCAAAAATAGGAGGTGCGTTCTTACCCGTAATCGCATCATTAGTCTTAGGTGTGAAGCCTGCGTATTTACTTACGTTGATTTTAATTGAAGACGGCTTATCGATAATGTCGTTAAGATCTTCCGTAGTAAAATTGGCCTTACCCAATACGTTGGCTAGACCACTAATAGGTGCAGTCATCAATTTAATAAACATGCTGATAGCGTTATCAATCATGCCTGAAAGGCTTCCACCCATAAGGAACTTAGTAAGAACTCCGGCTAGACCTCCGCCGCCACCATCAAGACCACCTGCTGTCAAAAGCGGGCCAATAATAGGTATGCTTCCCATAGCAGTGCTCTTAAGCATGCCGAACAAGTCACCAATAGGTTCTGAATTACCACTAGATGACGGATCTCCAACATGCATTGTTCCAGCCGACTGGACGTGCCAAGGTTCCCCAGCGTTGGCTGCCGTCTGAAGACCGAACTTGTGGGCGTTCTGTTGGACCCAGCCTAATTGATTAGTAGGACCAATATCAGCAGCCCATCCACGAGTATGCATACTCTTAGTAGCAGGACCTACTCGTCCAACTCCCTTAGAGTGCAGCCTGTTTTGCGTAACAGTGTCTCTATATCCTGATGAGATCTTCAGTTTAGGGTTAGCCTTCATCATGGCATCGACCTTCTTAGAGAGGTCGGGACTTAGATGCCTAGTGCTAGTACTTCCCGTAGGGCCGTAATCACCAACCGGGTCTCCTATAGGAGAATCACCAATCGGGTCACCTAACAGGTTCATCACGTTTCCTACAAGACTCAACCCTGTACCAACTGGAGATGATGCCAGTTTGGTAAGAAGGGGCATAAGCATTTCCATAATAGGCGTGGGGAACATAGCCATGGCCGCACCTGCATTAGTGGTGCGTGCCATCTGACCGATAGTCAAATCCGCTGCTTGCATGCCTACATTGAAACGGCGATCCGCTGATTCACGAGCGTTATACAATCCATACATCTGAGTACCCATTAGATACTCACGACGAGTTCCCTGTGTAGTGCTACGAAGACGCTCGTAACCAAGATCTTTACCACGGACTCTGTCGATATTCGCTTGCAGTACTTCTGTTTGAGAGTCGTCTCCCTTAGACAGAAGTTGCTGAGTGATCGGGTTAGTTTGACCGGCATTGGCAAGAGCGTATTGCCACCAATAGTCAACCATGTCCGGTGGAACACCCATCATGCGGAACCATGCATTGATGTTCGATCCGGGGAAGTTCTGAGACATAAGTTCGTCTTTACCGAACGTCTGACCTTGACTCTTACCGGGTCGCTGCTGCGACAAAAACTTAAGAATCGCCTCAGCCCATTCAGCAAGGCTCTTGTAACTACCACCCTTGCCGATCATGGTAAATGCACCTTGACCGAGGTATTGACCCATTTGCTGAGACTGAGTATTGCCTATGTAGTTAGACAGAGAGGAAGCCATACTTCCGGCCCCTA